GAATTAAAGCAACTACTGAAAGAACACGGTATGGGTAACCATCCCGAAGTCATCAGGTTTATGGTAAAAGTGGGTAAACTAACACAGGAAGATGTACCGGGTGGGACAGGTCAAAATGTATCACCGGAACTCAACCGAGTGTCTGCTATGTACCCTAACGACAGAACTGCCTAATAAATCACGAGGTGAATAAATGGCTACTTTAGGAAACAGCTTTATCGACTTAATCGATATCTACAAAATGCAAGACGGTAGAGGTCAGTATGACCCCGTAATCGAAATACTTATGGAGATGAACCCTATCCTCGAAGACGCAATCGCGGTCGAGTGTAACAAAGGTTCAACTCATTTACACACAGTTCGTACTGGTCTGCCTTCTGTAACATGGGGTCGCCTATACCAAGGTACCCCTAACAGCAAGGGTCGTACTGCTCAAGTAGAAGACACTACTGGTTTCGTTGAAGGTCTAAGCACCATCGACAAACGTCTACTTGATTTGTCTACCAACGAAGGCGCTGTTCGTCTTTCTGAAGCTCGAGCTTACCTTGAGTCTATGTCTCAGGAAGTTGCAAGCAAAATCTTCTACGGTGACACTGCTTCAGATCCAGAAGAGTTCATGGGACTAGCTCCACGTTTCAATGATTTGTCTGCTGCTAACGGTAACCAAATCATCGACGCTGGTGGTACTGGTTCTGACAACACTTCTATCTGGTTCGTTACTTGGGGTGATAACCAATGTAACCTACTTTACCCTAAAGGTACTCAAGCTGGTATTCAGCGCGAAGACCACGGCGAGCAGCGTGTAACCGACTCTAACGGTAACGCTTACTACGCTAAGGAAGAAAAATTCACTTGGCATGTAGGTATGGCTGTTAAAGATTGGCGCTATGTTTCTCGTATCGCTAACATCGATGTGAGTGACATAAAAGATGGTTCAGTAGCACTTTACGACTTCATGCGTAAAGCATACTACCAATTGCAGAACCGCCGTGTTGCTGGTGGTAAGATCGCCATCTACTGTAACCGTGACGTTCTAGAAGCGTTGGATGCGTTGGGTACTAACTCGGGTGCATCTGATAACTTTGTGCGTTTGAAGCCGATGGAAATCGAAGGTAAAGAAGTACTGACTTACCGTGGTATTCCTATCCGTGAGACTGATGCACTTCTTAACTCTGAGGCACGAGTAGTCTAAGGACTACTCCCCTTGTAACTCAAATTGGGAGATGAATCATGATCTTTTCAGCACAACAACTTTTCTCAGATGACCAAGCTATCACAGCTTCTGCTGATTCTGAGAACGTTATCGACCTTGGTGTAGCTGGTACTCCGTACGGCGCGGCAGCAGCTCTTAACCAAGACATCGGTAAAGGTAACAAAATTCCTTTATTGGTGCAGGTAACTGAAGCGTTCAATAACTTGACTTCTTTAGAAGTTAAAGTTTCAACTGGTGCTACTACTGCACTAGGCACCACTGTAGTAAGTCAGGTTATCCTACTAGCTGATCTAGTAGCAGGTAAGCAGATTTCTATCGAAGTGCTACCGAACGATATCACCGAGCGTTACTTAGGTATTGAGTACGTAGTAGTTGGTACTGCACCTACCGCAGGTAAAGTAACAGCTGGTATTACCATGGGTAACCAAACTAACGTAACTGGTGCTTAAGAGTATCAAGTTAGTTAAACTAGAGCGGGGGATAACTCCCCCGTTTTATTAAGGGAGTGACAAACATGCCTAGTTACAAAGTTTTAAAGAAAGGTTTCTTTCACGGTAAACTATATGACCCAGAAGGTAAACGTCCTGTGCTTCACACTGAAGAACCTTTTCCTATGAAGGATAAGAAGGAACAAGTACCGTCTTGGCTTGAACCAATCGAAAGTGAAACACCTGCTCAAGCTAAAAAGCGTAAAGCAGCAGAATCACGAGCAGCAAAAGCAGCAGCTAAGAAAGCCGAAGCAGATAAGCAAGATATCGCTGAAGCGTCTTTCATGGGTGACGGTGAGTCATCTAACGTAGAAACACTTTAATAATCACCCAGGGGTAATGCTATGTCTTCAGAGGTTGAAATATGTAACTTGGCTTTGAGTCAGATACGTGCAGGCAGTATCAACTCTCTGACTGAATCTAGTTCCTTGGCGCAGTATTGCCGCCTTTGGTATCCTATATCACGTGATAGATGTTTGCGTGAACCGTGGCAATTCAACCGTACAATCCGTCCTTTAGCAAGTTCTACTACTGAGATTTTCAACTGGGCTTATTCTTACTCATATCCTGTTGACTGTTTGAAGATACACAGACTAGTAGGTTCCTATGAAGAGATACCAACGGGTGCCTCTGATGTGGCGTCGAGGTTGCTTGACTCACAAGTTAGATCATTGAAAGACTACCGCAGACAGATACCTTATGAAGTGTTCAACTTCGATACTAAGTTGATAGGTTCAGACCAGAAAGAGCTTAGGATTGATTTTGCTAAAAAGATAACAGATCCTAACTTATTCAGTGATGATTTCGTCATAGCGTTGGCTCACCTTTTAGCGTCGCAATTGGCCATACCAGTAGTCGGTGCTGAGTTAGGTAGAGCTTTACGTGGTGAATCTCTATCTCTATACAAAGAACATTTGGCCGCTGCACTCGCCGACGACTTGAACGACAAGTATCTAGAACAGCGTGAAAGCGACTTCGTTACCGTGAGGAACTAAAACCATGCCTCAATTTACACAGCGTAGTTTCACATCAGGTGAGATAGCACCAGCATTGCAATCACGTGCTGACCTTACCAAATACGCGACAGGTTTAAACCTTTGTAAAAATTACTTCATCCGTTCACAGGGTGGTGTATACTCAAGACCGGGTTTCAGATACATCGGTGAATTAGACGATTCAACTAAGAAAGGTAGATTGATACCTTTTAGTTTTAATACCGAGCAGACATACATATTAGTGTTCGAAGATATGAAAGTGAGAGTAGTTAAAGACGGTGGTTTTGTTTTGAAGACTGCCACTATATCTGGTGTTACTCAAGCTAACCCCGCTGTAGTCACTGCTACAGCTCACGATTTCAACAACGGCGAATCAGTCACAATATCAGGTGTGGTAGGTATGACTGAATTAAACGGTAACACTTACACTGTGGCTAACGCTACTGCTAACACGTTCGAGTTGCAAGGGATAGATAGTACGGCTTTCACCGCTTATGTTAGCGGTGGTACTGCTGTCTCAGATGCGATATTCGAACTTGCTACACCTTACACAGAATCGGAGTTACCAGATCTAGGTTTCACACAGAGCGCTGATGTGATGACAATTGTACACCCATCACATGACCCTCGTAACCTAAACAGAATGGCCGATGATGATTGGACGTTAACCGTTATTAACTATGGTTCGACTGTCACAGCGCCCGTGATAAGTTCAGTTGTGACAACCGGATCAGGTCCCGGTACGTATTCAAAAACTTATACATACGTAGTTACAGCGGTAGACAGTGAAGGTGTTGAATCACTTGCTTCCACTTCTTCATCGATCACTACTGCGTCACTGACTACCACAGCTGGTGCGAGAATAACATGGGGTGCTGTCGCTGGTGCTGATTATTACAGAGTATATAAAGACCCTTCAGTTAACACTAGTGTGTATGGCTGGATAGGTGACTCTAATGGTACGACTTTCGATGATTTCAATATTGCACCTATAACCAGCGACGCTCCACCGGAGGATCGCCAACCTTTCACTGGTGCAGATAATAAACCTGCTGCGGTAACTTATTACCAGCAGAGGCAAATATTCGCCAACACAAACAATGAACCTCAAGCCACGTTCACAACACAGACTAACAATTTTAATTCTCTGAGAACATCGAACCCTGCTAGAGATGACGATGCAGTTACATTCACAATAGCCGCACGACAGGTGAATGAAATCAGGCACTTGTTACCTCTCGACTCGTTGATACTGTTGACGTCTGGTGGTGAGTGGATAATGACTGAGGGACAGGATGCGGTTTTAACACCTGCTACTATAGGGGTTAGACCTCAGTCGTATAATGGTGCGTCGAAAGTACCACCTGTTGTAATCAACAGTACAGCTCTCTATGTTCAAGAGAAAGGTGCTCGTATTCGTGATTTGGGTTATGAGTTCAGTAATGATAAGTACACAGGTAATGATTTGTCATTAATGTCTGAGCATCTTTTTGAAGGTAAACAGATTACCGCTATGACTTTCGCAGCAGAACCGTACAGCATAGTATGGTGTGTTAGGGATGACGGTGTACTGCTAGGGTTAACCTACCAACGTGAGCACCAGGTATGGGGTTGGCACCAGCACACTACGGACGGTGAATTCGAATCAATAACTTCTATCACAGAAGGTGACCGCGATGCAGTATATGTTATTGTCAAGCGTCACGTTAACGGCTCTGACGTGAGATATGTTGAAAGGTTAGAGCCACGTGAATCGGAAGTGTCAGCAGATGCTTTCTACGTGGATTCAGGTTTAACTTATTCTGGTGCAGCTGCCACTGTTATCTCTGGACTCGATCACTTAGAAGGTAAGACAGTTAAAATACTTGCAGACGGATACACTGTACCTGACCAAGTAGTTACATCAGGACAGATAACTCTACAACGTGCGGCCGAGAAGGTTCAAGTAGGCTTGGGTTACATCCCTGCGATGGAGCTATTAGATATAGACACACTACAACAAAGTCAGACTTTGAAAGCTCGATCCATGTCGGTATCCAAGGTAACTATTGAGGTTGAAAAATCTAGAGGTGGTTTTGTTGGACCTCGCAAGGATGATGGTAGTACAGGTCAAATGTTAGAAATAAAACCTCGTTTCGATGCTGACGGTTATGACCCTATCGCTTTACGTACTTTTAAGCAGGAGATATTCATAGATTCACTTTGGTCTAAAGGCGGCGGTGTGAGGATAGAGCAGCGCGATCCGTTACCAATGGCTATACTGTCTGTTATACCTCAAGTTGATATAGGTGGTAACTAATGATTGAGTTAGTTGCACCAACAGAAGAGTTGGTACAGAAGATAGCCGATAATATGCGAAAGGAAGATGTAGCAGAAGTTTGGGCTTCACACCATCATCTGCCCTACGACGCATTGATGGGTGGATGGAAGGTCTCAGATTACAACACTGTGGTGTTAGTCGACGGTGAACCTATCTGTATGTTCGGGTTAGCGAAAGGCGACTTGCTATCAGGTTCAGGGGTCGTATGGTTACTTGGTTGTGATTTGGCCAAGAAACACAAACGTGTATTTCTTCAGATATCTAAACCTATCATCGATGAAATGCTGACAATATGTCCTAGACTTAGTAACATGGTACATGCTAAAAACAAAGCAAGTATTCGTTGGCTGAAGTGGTTAGGTTTCACCATAAAAGAACCTGTACCGCATGGCCCTGATAAAGAATTGTTTCATTATTTTTATTTAGAGAGGTGTGACTAATGTGTGAACCTACCATGGTAGCAGGTGGTGCACTGCTTGTTTCATCAATGTTTACAGCCCAGCAGCAGCGTGCACAGGGTGAATTCCAGCAAGGTGTTGCTGAGTACAACGCACGAGTCGCTGAGAACGAAGCGCAACAGATACGCAATAAAGGCGTGGAGGAGGAGAACATCCAACGCCGTAAAACTGCCGAATTATTATCTAAGCAACGCGCGCAGTTAGCAGCACGCAACGTCGACTTGACAACAGGCTCAGCTTTGCAACTCCAAGAGGAAACAGAGGAACTTGGTGAAGTAGACGCGTTACGTATAAGAAGTAACACAGATGACCAAGTACAAGCAGCATTGTCACAAGCGGACTTAACTCGTACAGAAGGTCAGTTTGCCAAAGAAGCGTCGAGAGGTCGCGCAGTTGGTACACTCCTATCTGGTGCCGCGGATGCTTTAGGTACAGGTGTAGCCGATAAATGGTTTACTTCAACTAGCTCAGCGTTGGCAGGTTAACAAGGGGACGAACAATGCCAGTAGTAAGATATCAACCAGATCAAGTACAGACTCAAGTGGTCAGGCAACCACGCGCTGACGCTTCTGCTGGTGTGGCAGCTATACAGGGTAACATAGATGCTGCACAAGGTTTGACAGATTTAGTAGTAGCAGGTGCGGAACTCAAACAACGAGTCGATACCACATCTGCTGAAGAGGCAGTTGTTGCATTTGAAAAAGATAAGAACGATTTGTTTTTCAATCCAGAAAGCGGCTATTTCAACACTCAAGGTAAGAATGCTTACGATAACGCAGCCACAGCAACCGAGTCGTTGACCGAGCTGAAAAAGCGTTATGGTGAAAACCTGAATGAAAACGCCCGTAACCTGTTTAATAAATCTGCTGATGCTCAGATCCTTAGAAGTCAGTCAGACATAGCACGTCACTCAGCAAAAGGTTTAAAAGCTTGGGAGGTTGCCACCGTTCAAGCACAAGTTGAGAACACCATCGAGAACTCTTCTCTCTACTGGAACCAGCCGGACAAATTACGTGTACAAAACGCACTCGGCCGTCAGCACGTTATCGATGCTGCTAACTTAGAAGGTGTCGGTGCGGAAGCTACAAACGAAAGACTTCAGACTTACGATTCTACATTCTTCAAAGGTACCATCAACGCCGCTGTGTCTAATAGCTCAGCAGAGGGTCAAGCAGCATTAGACCAGTACGGTGATAAGTTAGAAGGCCATGACAAGATTAAAATCGAAAAGATGATAGCTGCCAAAGCTAAAACTGAAAAGACTCAAGCAGATTCACAGCAAGCTGTCATCAATGGCGCTCGTATCGCTGACTCATTT